ATCCCGGCTCTGCAATTACAGGTTTGGGCGAATGACTCAGGTTAATTCCTGAAGGCCATATCTTTTGAATAAGGCATTTGTTCAGTAAAACCGTCCCGCGAAGGACGTAAAAAGCTGAACTTAATCATCCGCCGCAGAGGCGCGTTCTACACAGTCGTTGTTTCACTGTGAGGTGTTGTTTCTTTTATGGTGACAACACAAGGTACCACTTACTAGAGGAGCAACACAGCTCCTAAAGAGTTCACATTTTGATTTACCAGTTGTGCAACTGGGCCCACTATTTATACGAGGTGGATCTCGGTGACTGGTTCTAGCAGAGTCACTTCTGCGGCTACTATTATAAGCGGTAGCTAGCTATTTGCTCGGTTTAAAGACATGAGCTGGTCCCCACAGCAATTAATTTGCTATGGGCACAGAATTGTAGGCAAGATACGTTGGAACATTGAGAAAGAATACTAACGAAAAGTCAGTACCGATACCAGCGTACCAATGTACAGTAGTGGGCTGTGAAGCATTACCAGCTACATTAGTGTCATTAAAGATCACTTCTGCAACTGCCATATCGTACAAAGATCCATCTCCAAAAATAGGGGTGGATGCATACTTAGGAGAAGTGAACTGAAACCGAAACTGTGAAAGGTTAGGTAGCTGCACATTAATCCCAGCATTTGTACGCTGAGACACCATAGCCATCCCTGGAGCTCCCTGAATAGCATTCAAGTTAGCTGCTGCACGCCCACTCACCGAAGTGTTGAGTGTAGAAGTGCCAGGAATAGTGGAGTAGAGACTAGCCACGTTGGAATTGCCCGAGGGATCTCGAGCAATAGCAATGTAATTAATCCCAGTCACGTTATCATGATTTGCAGTCCAATTAATAGAACCACGATAGCCAATAAAGGCAGGCATGACATACGTGATAGGATTGACAGTCACATAGTTGAATGGAAAATTCGAACCAGTAGCTATCAAACCTTTAGCTGAGTGCACACCAGTGGCATCATAACCATAAGCTAGAGGTCGTCGCGAGAAAGACTTACGATAACCTGAAACAATAGCTGTGCTGACACCAGGGATGTGATCAGTAGTAATGAAGTTATAACGCCTCATAAGAGTCCGAAGACTCATAATCTGCTCTCCAAAATTGACAAGATTTCTCTCTTCACTGTGACCAGAAGGTCCAGTTCCAAGGATTTTAGTGTCAATCACGTCACTCTGTGGCGCAAACATGGAAAGAGACTGTGGAATCTGATTGGGATTAGCAAACTCAAGGTTCTCAGCACCCCTGACAAAGACCAACACTGAAAGTGAAGTCGATGCCACAGGAGCTGTAAGAGCCGTTTGTACCCTAACAGTAATGGTTCCGTTATACAGACCACCATTTGAATATAAAAACAAAGGTGATGTGCTGGTGGACCAACCCAAATTAGCATTAGTAACACCGTTCTGCAAATACAAAAACGATGTCGCTTGCTGATAAGGGATGCGAAATTCCACTTCGTTGCTCTCACCAAGATCTACAATCTCAGTAAAAACAACGTTTGAAGACGCTGCTGTGTTCGTGATATTATTGCCAGAAATTCCAGCAGGATCAAACGAAATACGCAATCTACCTTTGTGAAAAGTAGACGCAACAATCTTAAACTTGAAGATGATGTCACCACGCCAATGGTTAAACATGTTGGAAATCCAACACATCGGTGGCATGTAGTAGTTACTACTAGCCGTAGCTGTAACAACATCAAAAAGTACAGGAGAGACAGCTGCTGTGTAAAGCAACTTATCAACTGCATCAGTAGATGCCCAAGTAATCGAGTTGAGATAAGACTCTTTTTGCACCAGTGTAGATATGACGAGTTCATCGTCAGACTTAGCACCAGTAACTGAAGGGTCAATAGCCAACTCGTTCTTGGGGTCAACAGTGAGTTTCTCAATTGGGAACCCACTGGCTGTACTGGCCAACTTTGGATATGGCTCAGGACGAAACGGTGCTGTGTCAGCTATAACAGGCACGTTGGTAAAACCAAATAGACTTGCAATAGATGACACAGCTGATGCACCAATTCGTGTCGCAGTAGCGAAACGTCCAATAAAAGGTACACTAGAAAACTTACCAGCAGTCTTCGCAATAGCAGTAGCTACGCTAGATACTGGCCCCTTACCATATTCATCACCCTGAGTGGATAATGCTACAGTAGGACCAGACAACTCAACATCCTCAGCCCACGCATAAACAGCAATTGATACACCAGTACCAACTGCTCCATTAGCAGATTGAAGAGTCGTATAGTTGACAAAACTAAGTTGACCCATTTGCAACATATCATTAGCACTGGAAGCATTCAACCAGTTCTGATGATAGAAGAAAGGAAACTCCATAGTCGCACCCTCGTTATTTTGAGGGTTCAACCACACATGTGGTCGTTGCGAGTACGGAATCAACTCCCGATTGCCAGGATCAGTAACAACAGTGTTAGGTACTAAATTCTGGAGGGGAGTATACAATGCCATCATGGCCCCATAATAAAATGGGGATGCGTTAATCAAAATCTTCACCTTCAACTTAGCACGGATAAAAGCATAGTTATTCAACTTATACTGCACACGCGCATCAGTGAAATAAAGATTCCACGGAGCAATGTTTGTGATAGTCTTAATGGTATCGCTCTCATTCCAAGTAAAATTGAAAATTCGAACAGGTCGAGAGAAAAATTCATTCATCTCAACATTAGCCGTTCTATCACTGTCACCGATGGAATCCATCGGTGCGGAATAACCTCCATAGCACTCATTAGCAGCGTCGTGAAAAGCGACAACAGCATGAGTATCAGTAGATATGTCACCAGTAATAGGCGCAACATCAGCTTGAAGATTAAAATTAAGACCACCCGTACTATAAGAAGTAGGGGTAGGGGGATGCTTACCACTAGCATCAAGTGGTGGAGAAACCTTCTCCACAAAGGCTCGACGTTTAAAGTAGTCGAGACAACTTTGCGCACTTCCACAGGTGCGCTCCTCTGATTTAATTTCAGGAACTAGGTTAAGATGCAGGGCCAGTCAAGCCACATGCAAATGGTTTTTACGAGTTTTCCTTCTCGGAGTGCTTTAATAGCACTTGAGGCTTTTAACCTCGCGTTTTAAAAAAACGTGGTGGGAGTTCTCATAGAAATCTTCTTTCAAAGATTCCCATGTCGGGAAGGTAGAGTCCTCAACATAAGCTTCCAGATTACAAGTCCGGACAATGTCGAGAAACATCTGTCTCTTCTCATGGAATACTTCCTTTCCATACCAGAAATACTCGCGTCCTGCAGTTTCAATAACTGCGATAGCGTGTTGCTCTGGAGTGATATTGCCTTTTAACAGGCAAGTGGTGAGCATTTTATTTATTGACGCATGGTCGAGGGGCGCAACATACGCCTCTACGTCAACATCCCATCGCCAAGTCCTCTTTAAAAAATTGGAATCGTCGATGTGGATGAAGGGTACTGACTTAGCCTCCTTGTCAGCCATAGTATAACCTATGTCAACAAGGGCCAAGACCTCGGCAATAGCTGTGTGGTTAAACCAATCACAACTCTTCGAGACCCCCATGATGTTGTCATCACCATACGTAAGCAAATTGACATTCTTTTTAAAGTTTGCCAAAACTGTCGCATGACTAGTCGGTACATAACCCGGGTAGAGTTTAGCAACAAACTGTCTAGCGAGATTCGCATAGCAGTACCTCATGTAAATAGAGTTTGCTAGCCCGTTGATGATGACGGTAAGTGGATGTCCAGATGGATTACTCCCATAAAACTCAATTAGAGTTCCATTGAAGTCTACCATAGGGAAAGCAGTATCATAAGCAATACCACGAACAATAGCCATTTCTCTATCACTATACCCTGCACGTTGGCAAATGGATATAATCACATCGAATGCTGCTAGAATCACGTTGGCAGGCATACGCTTGTCAAATTTCGAGTAGTCTCCGGCCACAATACGATTTTCACCGTGTTGAACCAAATACTCTCTAATCTGCTCCCATTCAAGGGATTGTGCTACCACACCTGGACCTGTCTCATACACAAACCGATTGGTCTGCATATGGACAATAACTGATAGTAAGTGTTTTCTCACTACCAATGTCCAAGCCATAGGCGAAGCTGTAAAAACACGAGTCTTCTTAGCTGCAACCTTTTCAAGAGTCACTGGTTCATCTTTCAAATTACCAGAGAACACTGGATGCCACCGTTTACGGGCAGCATAAGTGTTTTCAATCTCAGTCATGGTATTACAAATTTCCTCTGTAGGCATCACCAGGTCCTCTGCAGGACCTGATGGTACTTCATACAGGAAACGTGTCTTCGGGCACTTGTAAGGGCACCCGGCACTGGTCTTTCGGTTAAGTTTGTCACAATACTTCAATCCAGCTCGTCCATTGACAGCTGTCTTGAGATCGTAGACCTCTACATCCTTCACACTCACATTTTTCGTACCATCAATGATACTTTTAACGCAGTGTTCTAGGATATCTTCATCCAACAAAGTGACTGGTCTAGTCATATCATTGAGTGCAAGTAACCAAGGTGTGTCGCTCATATCCGGTGCACCATGAGTCACGGAATAACCATGATACACAGCGGTAGCCTGAATGAGCGTAGGTGCAACACAAGATTGTTTTCGCATCTTGAATTCACCTACATATGAACCAACCACATTTGCCGTACCAGGGTTGCCACCAGCGACAACACTCTGAGGTGTCATGTGAGAGATCCATCTCTCTTTTGAGGGAGCTGATACTTGAACATATCCAGATTCAACTGGATCTTGCTCGAATACCTCGCATGCCTCCTTCAACACTTCGTAGCTGATTTTAATAGCACGAATATCGCAGTCTCTACCCAAGGTATGAATACCTAAGATAATATGACCTGCTGGTGTGTTGGAAAATAGAACAGCTCCGCAGTCACCGACGTCAGTCGGATTTTCCACTTTGCCACTCCATGTGGGATGGGTGACTTTCTGCCCATGTGACACAAAAGTATCTATGCCCTGACGGACATTAGCCACTTCTTTATGCCACACTGTACCATTGATATCTCTACCAATATACATACCTTTCAAGAGTCCATCATAAGATGCTCTATTAAAGTAAGGGATAAGGTCTCTTCCAGGCGGTCTACACCGTAACTGGATGAAGGTAAAATCACTCTTCGGAATACGGTAAACCATAGTATCCGAAACAAGGATCTTGTTAGAGTTTCCCACAATACCACTACCTGAAGTAGATGTGACTGTGAGATAAAAGGGTGTTTTAGGTGCAATACCATGTGTGTTACACATGTATACATTACCTTTAACATTCACTGCATTAGTGACACGCGTTACACCCTCACACAATGACGTGAAAACGTAAATAGCGTTCTCAATCATCTTGATAGTGTGAGAGGGATCAACACCCTTGTTGCTTGCTGTTTGTGGTGAAATATCATCGACATTCATCTGCATCCTTTCCACATAAGGGTGTTCATAAACTCCAAATTTGTCCTCTCGCTTTTGGGCAAGATAAGACTTGGATGGAACACCACCCTGCGGTGTAGGACCGAAAAAATGCTCTCTAATGACACTAGACGCTTTGTAAGCAGCTATAATAGCTACTACTGCAACAGCAGCTTGGGATAACCAAGGAGTAGGACTGAAAGAGCTGTAGGCCACTTGGCCAAGAGCACCAATAGCCTTACGTGTAAGCGTTAGGCGATGTTTACTCTCCCATAGAGTCTTGACTTTCCATCCTCGACCCCACGATAAATCAGCACAAAGTCCTGGTAAGGAATAAGAGGTGATCCCAAAAAGACCACCGTAATAACCCAAAACAATCTTCTCATAGGCATCAGTTCCCTGGATATACTCTTTCAACATAGCAGTGCGCGAAATGCTCACTACTTCATTTTCAGATTCTTCAGGTTCTGGTGCCTCAATTTCCAGGGCTTGAGTTTCCATGCACGTGCACCATCCACTAGGAATATTGCACGTTGAGCACAGAGTGACCTGAGCCATGTTGTTACCACACTCAGCAATCTTCTTCTGGGAAGCTTCATGATCCAAAACAGCCTGATTGAACCAAGTGAGAAATTCTCGCATGGTGTTATAAGTTGCATGGTCCACAATATTAGCTCGGGCACCAATTCTTGCATCCAGTGATGGGTTAGCAGGAACTACCTTACGCACGACAAAAATCCAATAATCAGGATAAGTACCAGGTTCAGTAGGCGGGCACAAAGTGCTCGACAACATACCAGGTTTGTCGGGATCGCAATACTTTGGTCTCACATCAATAATCCAGGGCAAACGCCGCTGGACTGCAAGAGGACAACTGAAGTATGCATGTGCGTTCAGATGAGGAGTGTTAGTTGTAGCAATCAGAAATTTGGCGCGCACGGGGCAGCGCCCTTTATCCTGAAGCTCAGCTTGGTTGGTGACATAAGAAACGTAGTTGTTAATGCTCAACATTTCACCAATAGTTGGATCCAAAACACCTAAAGTAGGATTAAGAAAACCAATATCATCCAAAACAATACACCACTGGGAAGGGTTGTGACCTGACCAGAATGTTTCATTCGGATTTTTAGTGAATTTGAATTCGGGTTGTGTGCTCAAATTAAGCAATTTACCGAACTGTTGGAACAACACGTTAATCAGTGTGGACTTACCAACACTAGACCCACCATACAAAAGAAGGGGGAATGGAGCTGGTCGATCCTTCATGGCATTACGTTTAGTACATTCCATGTCGTGTGCCATCTCGAGCGAACTGAGGATTTTGTTGAAAAGAATTTTGTCTTCTGGGCGAGCTGCTAAGCGGCGCATTGACTTTCCCTTCTCAATTGTATCCTTCAAGTCTGCCAAATAGGCAAATTTATCAATCTGGAGACCTGCTGTATCGGTGTACAAAAGTTTGGAATTACGGATAAGTTTATCAGCCGTGTCAAACCATTCTTGGTACTTGAGTTCCGAATGGAAAATAGGTTCAATAGATCCAGATTGAAGGCACTGGTAACCACGTTCGCAAAGGAAAAGTACGGTGTCCAACAAAGAGTGAACAAAGTCTAAACCAAAGTGATACTTCTTCTTAATAGCCTCTTGGGCAACCTTGTCCATGTTACACTTGTCCATATTGATACCCACCTTGTCAAAAAGAGACAAAGATAGGGCATACATGGAAAACTTGTATAACTTCTCGTACAACTTAGAAGACTTGAAAGTCTCATAGTAGTTGAGGAAGGTACGAAGGTCCGAAATATCGGGAAATTCAAATGCCTGCAGTTGGAACTCGCACTCTTCATCTGGCGAGGTCTTACTCAAGTGCTCCCACACTGAAATTAGTGTCATCATGGCAACTTGAGTATTGTTCAATTTAGTCTGCATCATCTTAGCGAAAGCTGCAATAGCCATCATACGAGCAGTGAACGTTTTGGCAGTAAACATGTGGTAGTAGAAAATGACCGTCGACTCCAGTAAGTTCACTAGGTGATCCGTTCTGGGGTCAAGGGCAACATACTTGCCAATGAGTGACTGTGCATACATTTGGTCAAGGACAGTGGTAGCGCAAAACTTATGACACCAGTCATAAATTCCTTCCTTACCTTCTTCTAGGTTAGGGAATTGGAACTTGAATTCGCGCCCTTGAACCACCATCTTACGTGGTTTGCGCCAGGCAAAAAGCTTGGGTCTCTTGGGGCTAGGAGTCTCGAAGACTACTGCCAGACGCGCTGCTTTCACGTGGCGAAGGGTTGAGTGCGAAGTGTAGTAGACCATTCGGTCCACATCACTACGCGAGCGTTCAATATCGCTCTCCGATTGCTCGGAGTAATCCTCTTCAAGGATAGAAAAGCGATTGAACGTGGGGAGGTTCTTCCCTCGGTTGAGGGATGAGGGTCGCGGGATGACCACTCTGTCCACTACTGCAAGACGCGCAAGGCGCGCAAATTCAGCAGTGACTGAAGGCGGTGAGACCGCAGTACACAATTGTGGAGCTGTTAGGAAGCTCCAGGAGGTGAAAAGAGGGTTGGTTTGGTTGTTTTCAATAATTGTAAACATGGCGTCATTGACACACTTCCACAGTTTAGATCGAAGTCCGTTTGTTTGTACGGATTAGCTACTTAAGTGCGTAGGTAGCTGAGCAGTCTTTCATCGCAAGTCTAGGAACATTTGCGCAGGTGGTTGATTATCAGTTTTCAATAGAACTCAGAGGCGGCGTCTACTCAGTCGATATCACAAATTCCGTTATGTGAGGGATCGTACTTTTGGAAGGCCGCATGGAACTAAAGACGTTAGAGTCTTCATACCACGACCGGGGTAACTGTGAGTCCGAGCTCGTAAGCTTAATCACCCAATTGAGATAGAATCCGAGGTATGCCAGCTTTAGGCAAGTCGTCGGTATCTCGCATGGGGAGCGGGACTTTATACATTGTATTACACGGTAGGAGGCCATAAATGGCGAGTCCTATGATTCCGGCCCACGTACGTCAGTTGCTGGGGACAACCAGCAAGCCGCAGTGGTTAGGGTAAGTATTAATAAACCCTTTGTCAGTTTGTAAGAAACAGAGGCATGACAAGGCCAAAAAATAAAAGATTCATCCAGAAAGAGTTAACAACTCTCAAAGGCCACGCAGGTAAACTGATTAGGCTAAAGATGATACCAAATAAAATTTGATTCCATGAAGCTTTTTTGTCTCGGAAAGCTTAAACCATACAGTTGCAAATCTGTATCTTACCAGTGTATCGTACGGTTTACGAGTGTATTAGCGCACTACGCTCAATTTAAAGTTTTATTCTTACAGTTGGGTACGACTGATGGCATCCGCAAGGGGGTTATTTCGTCAACTTTCAACGTCCAGATATTTATTCAGCGTGGAACGCTCAATTTGCTGTTTTCTTCAGGCACTCTAACAGAGAGTACACACTGTCACACCCAATAATTTTTGGGATGTTCATCACAAGGAACTAAAAAATTCAAGATTAACACGGACATACAATGATCGCGATATGGCAATGCATCATAGAACTGTAATAGTATTGTGAGTCGCCACAACGGGGATCCGTTATAGGTGTGATGGCCCTTGCAGGCCAAATGTCGGCTTTTCACCGATGAGGATTTGGTTTAATTCGTTATCTTCGAATCGAGAGGAAGTTTAAAAACTTAAGCTCTCTAAAAATAAGTATATAGGAAGTATTAAATACTTTCT